TCTGTTTGTATTATTGGCTCAAAAGTAACTTCTTCTATTGATGCAATAGGCGTAAATTCTATTTCTTGTACTGTATCTTTAAAAGTTGAGTTTATTGTATTTAATTCTTGTACTTGATTTGCGTTTAGTAAACTGTGTTCTACTATTAGTGTAGGGTTTTTTAAATCTATGGCTCTATGAGAAGTAGATTGAGATGATTCACTAAAGTTGAATCTCACTTTAATGGTGTAGTTATTTTGATTATTAATTCCTTGTATGTAGCTATCAGTATAAGTTTCATAACCGCCACAATTATATCCATTACAACCTGATATAAATACATCTCTTTTCTGAGTAGTAACTGAACCACTTGAATCAGTTATAGTTTGAATCATCTCTATTTGTTGGTCGTATTGATTCCAACCCCACATATCAGCGCCCAATGTAGATGTCCAACCACCATTCATTTGCGATTGATTAAGTGTATCACCCAGCGTGATAGTGTTTTCTATAAAATCACCATGAACACCAGCTACAATGCTGTTTCCATGATTATGAGATGGGTCTGTGCAAGTCCAACCATTGTGTTCTTGACCATTGTTAAAAAACTGTTGAGGTAATAAATTATTAGTAGTTTCTGCTAACAAAGTTATAGGAAATAATAAAGGTATCAAATATTTCATTTTCTTTCAGGTGCGTATATTTCTTGCTCATTGCTACCATGAACAATCATATCGCCTAAAGTAATTGAGTGCCTTGAACAAGCATTTAAGGTAAAAACTGCAATTATCATTAAAATCAATGTTGCAGATTTGATCTCTCGTGCATTTCTATAAAGTTTACTGGGCAATTCTACACAGAACTTAATCATTTTTTATTCCAAGTCATTGATGGTTTGCTATCGACCTTTGTTTTATTTTTTTCTTTCATGTTTAATATCTTCATAGCCTCTTCACCAATATAACTTTTCCCCTCATGCAAAAGTGGACAAGGCGTTCCACTCACCCTTAGCGCATTTCTCACCATAGGCATTTCTTCACAGAGCAAGGCAATACTGGCTATGGATAAACCCATTTGTTTTAAAAGTTTTGCTGTTTTTCTAACAGAACATTCTTTATCCTCAACATAAGTTCCAATAGCAATGCCTAAAGATATTGTACTGGTTGAGCCTGTGATTGGAATTAAACAACTATCCTGCCCATAACTAGACATTGATGGAGCAATAGCTGAGTTAACAGCAGTTTTTGTTTGTGCGTTTGTAGTATTTGTGGTGGTACTGTTGCTGGAACTACCTGATTGATAGGTCGTTGTTTCTTCCTGACTGTAGCCACCACTTATACTAGTATTCGTGCCACTTTGATTAGTTTGGTTCAGATCAGTAGCGCCACTTGAAGTCGTGTCTGCTCTAGCCTCTATAGATAACAATAGGCACATAATTAAAATTATTCCCATGCCTTTTAAAATAAATTTCCAATCCATATAAGCTCCTATGAATTCTTGGAAATCGAACTTCCCATATATAAACCGATAATTGATATCACGACATTTTTGTGCATTTCTAAGAATGGCATACCATGTACTTCTTTCCATACAGTGTTTGTAGTTTCTGTGCTAAACAAAAACCAATCTGAACCAGTAGTAACTTCTGTTTGAATATATATTGGTACTTGGAATAAACCAGCTAACATTGGCAATAATATAATTGAGAATATGCAGGTCAAGGCAATGATACGCCTTGTCATGCTAAAGAAGTTTGGATTTCCCATCTGTCTAATCTTATCTCTAGATTTTTCTACAAAGTCTGCTCTTTGCATTAACATCTTCTGTTGTTCTTGTTGAGCATTGGCTCTAGCACCCATGATCTGCATTATGCCACCCAGCAATGAACTACCTAAAAGATTTAAAATTTCAAAACTCATGAATTCCACCATGTTAAAAATGCTATACCAACAGTTCCAAGAAATGCTAATGTCTTGAATACGCCTCTACCTTGAGCTACTATTTGTTTTAGCTCAACGATATCTTTTGTATTTAGATCGACTGATTTTTTAAGACCAATAATCTCACGCATTAATATTTCATTTGTTACTTTCATATAGAAAGTCTATCTGATTTACAGGCATAAAAAAAGAGCCACATTGTTATAACTCTGCTTTTGTATGATGTCCTAGCACATTATGGGTACAATGTCAATAAAAAAAATAATTTAAATTCCTTTATAAATCAATAACTTACATAGCAAAATAAATTTGCTAATGTTACCCATATCGTATATACTTATATATAAGAGTGAGAAAAAGATACTCTATAAAAAGTCGTTGGGAGTTAGAACATATGCCTGATAGCAACTGGTGAGGAGTAGCGACCTACAAGGCTAAAAGATTCCATAGTCCAACACTATTTAAAGTAAGTCCATAAATGGCTATGGATACTGCTTTAAAGATTTGGTTGGTGATTTTTTACTAGGAGCAAAAATGCAAATACAAAAAATCATAAATAAAAAAGTAGACCGAGAGGACTACGATCAATTTATTAATCCTATTCATCAAAAAATGAAAGATGAAAATGATAACAAGAAACCAACATTCAAAGAATGTATTTCAGTTATCAAAAGACTCTATCGTTTAGAGATGAATAAGCCTTTACCAAAACATTACGAGTTCAAAACCACATCAGGTAATAGACATACTTGGTGCAGATCAAGAACTTGGAAAATAAATTCTCAAACTACTTGGGAAGATATTATCCACAAGTCTTGTCATTGGATTGAGTATCGTAAGTATGGCTCAGATGCTAAGATACATAATCTTAATTCATTTAGAATGGAAAAAAGATTTGTTGAATATGCTTATAAACATAAGTGGCACTTGGGTGCTTTGATAAAGGCGACCAAAACAAAAGTTGAAGTCAACAAAGATGCTTTGATGATTGACAGACTTGAGAAAAATATAATTTCTTGGGAAAAGAAAATCAAAAAGGCAAATACTTTCATCAAGAAGTATTCTAAACAATTAAAATACTACAAGAAGAAAGTTGCCAATGGCATTGTTGCTAAACCTAAAGCCAAAGGATATAAGATAGAATCTTATAAACAGAAAGCTGAAAGGTTGCTTGAACTTAATCCTGAGATTAGTTTACAACCATTTTATGAAATGGAAGATACGAATAAGTTTTTTCCATGTAAAATACTTCAAGTAAACGATAAAGATTGGGATTATGACAACGACATGGAATGGTGTAGTGCAGAACACGAACACTATTCTTGGAAATCATTATATGAAGAAATACTTTTATATAGTGTAAATAAATAAAATCAAATCACCAACCAAATCAATAAATACACATAATGGGTTTGACCTATAACCCATTATGGTGTAATGTTAATAAAAAAAATTATTATAAAGGAGCAAAATTATGGATTTTGATAAAATTATAAACGAGTGCAGGAACAGATGTATCTTATACAAAGGTGGGAAACTACCAAAAGAAAACTACAACGAGAAAGATTACCAGTCTGATTCTGATGTAGCTGATTACTATACAAGATTAAAAGAGAGAAAAAATGTCTAATAGCCCATTTGATGATGATGAAGATTTAATTAATAAACCCAATCACTATAATCAAGGCAGGATTGAGGTGAGTGATTTTATTTTAGATCAGAAGATGAATTTCCTAGAGGGTAACATAATTAAATATGTTTCTAGGTATAAAACAAAGAATGGCATTGAGGATTTAAAAAAGGCTCGGTGGTATTTGAACAAACTTATAAAAGAGGCAAACGAGAATGAGTGAAATAAAATCTGATGGAGAGATAAAACAAATTTTTAATATATTTAAAGATATTGTGACTGATTATGGTTGTGATAAAAAAGATATTGAAAAAACTAACTATGATAGAAAACTTAAAAGACTATTAAGAAATTACCATATTGAAAATATTGAGAGAGCAATTATAGATTGTGAATATTATTTAGACTCTGATTATTTAGATAAAAGGAATATTATTTTTGAAGATAATATAAAAAAACTTAATAACTATCTTAGTAAAATAGGTGGAACTTTATATAACAGAAAATTTAATAGAGAGTATTAAGATGAAATCACAAAATGAGAAAATATTAAAAGACTTGCTGAAAGGTAAGAAAATAAACCCAATGATAGCATTATCTAAATATGGTTGTTTTAGGTTAGCCAGTAGAATAAATAACCTTAGATCAGATGGATATAATATTGTGACAAGAATGATATCGAATCCTGATGGTAAACAGTTTGCTGAGTATTATATAGAGGGCAAAACAAAATAGGGTATATTGTTAGCCATTTATAATAAAATGGTCAAAAACGAGCTATTAGAGAGCCTCAGAGCAACTAAAAGATATACCATAAAGAGATACTTTATCAGCGTTCCATGTTAGATCATTAGCGTCCATTCTCATAATTGCTTGAGCATTGGTGTATATAATAGCTGAATCATTAGCTAAAGCGCTTTTTAATGGTGGCTCTATCTCTACTGTAGCTTGTCCACTTCCATTGGAAGTGCAGTTTGCTGTAACCATATGTAGTTTTTGGGTAGCTCCTGAACCAAACTGTATGTAATCACCAACCTTGAATATTAAGGTACTAGCATTAGCGCCCTCAATAGCAATACTATATGCGCCTACATCATGTGCGCCATTGACATTAATTGTAGAGGTTAATCCACCTCTGATCGTTTTAGCATCAGGGTCGCCAAGTTTAAATGTTCCTAATCTCCCATGTAACTGCATAAAAAATACTTGCCATGCAACAGCATCTTCTCTTAGCATAGGTGGTAATTTAACTGTTGTAGCCCATTGAGAACCACCAAAATCTGATGCTTGAGAACCATAAGTAACTGGAGATGTGCTAACAGCTACAGTTCTTCTAATAGTCCATTCACTAGTCGTAAAATTACTTGGACTATTAGGAAGATTTAAAGGATAACTAGGTTGAGTCATTATGCACCAAACGCCCTAGAAAACGCACCACCACGAGTTCTTGCCTCTGCAACAGCAGTTACAGTTTCTTCTTTGATCTGTGGCATTAAATTCATTACTTCTGCTCTCACTGTTGGTACAACTCCTGTGCTAAAGTTTAAATGTTGGTTTATTGTAACACCTTGACCACCCATTTGGTTATTTGGAATGATATGTCCACCACCAGTAGGCATAAACATCTCTGCTCCTCTTTCTCCTACCATAACTGGAACATTAGGAGCTACATAGCCACCTGTTGCCAAACCTTTTAAACTACCAGTAACCTCAGTGATATTATGTCCATCTACCACTGATGAAGTTGAAGTTGCTCCACCAAATAAATTACCACCAAGAACTGCTCCTGCAACATTAGCTATCACACCACCTATACCAAGACTTCCACCACCAGTTAATCCTGATAATGATTCTTTTAAACTTCTTATCATAGGCTCAATTATTAAGATTTGAGCAATGGTTGCTACTATTTCAGAGGCTACATCTCTAAATATGGTTTTCATTGCATCACCAAATTTTTCACCCTCTATAACTGATTTACCAAACGCTTTAGAAATATCTTCTCCTGCATCATCAAAAGTTTTACCAACTTTATCTGTTATATCTTTGATTTGATTCTCTGTAGCAATAATAATTTCAAATTGTTCGTTAGTTTTTGCTACTGATTTTCCTACTGAATCCATTACCATTAAATAATCACTAAAAGTTTCAAAAACATTTTGCAACTCTTCATTTTCTAAATTTAGTGCTTTTGCACTTCTCTTATATTGTTCTTCTGCTTTTCTATCAAACTCTTGTATTTTTTCCACTGCACCTGATAATTCATTATATGCTAGAATTAAACCAGTTAATGATAGCGCAAGTTTATTTGAATTTTTGATAAGGTTAAATATTGCAACTCCAACCGCACTTGTTAATAATAAACCTAATCCCTTTAGTGCTGTGGTAAGTTCTTCAACATTATCTACTATAAATGTTAAAGCATCACCTAATTTTCTACCTATACTTTTTCCTAATTCTTCTATTGCTTTTGATGATTCATCAAAAGATTTATTTAATTCTTTAAAGTTTTCTTTTAATACAACTGTAAATTCATCTGATATTGCTTTTCTAAACTGAAATAGTTTATCCTCAAGCATTGATAAAGTACCTGTCAAGGTATTAGCTAAGTCATTGGTAACATTCCCAAACTCACCACCTTTACCAAATTTTTCTTTAAATGCTCTTATGGTTTCACTAGCTGAAACTTCTGCTCCTGCTTGAAAACCAAGCATTGATCTAACGCCTCGTTCCCTAAATACATCTGCTGAGGCAATTCCTCCAGCAAACGATCTTTGTATTTGCTCTGCTGTCTGTGTAAAGTCTAGTCCAGTTGCACCTGCAACATTACCTGTGATTTCTAATATTTCTGCTAGTTCTTCTGCATCTTTAGATACAACAGCTAAGTTTCCTGATGCTTGTTGTATATCATTTAGAGTAAAAGGAACACGACCTGCAAATTTGACCATTACATCAAACGCTTTTGCACCCTCTTGTGCTGTGCCAAATAATGCTTTTAACCTAACTTGTAAATCTTCAATCTGTCGACCAACATCTACAACTTTTTTAATCTGAATAGCACCAAACGCACCAGCTATTAAACCGCCAAAAACAATAACTCTCTTGCCTACTCTATCAAGAGTATTGCCTAATTGATTAAAGGAATTACTCATCTTGCTTGAAGATGATTTGATTTGATTGTTTGCTTTATTTAGACCTTTTTTAAGGTCGCCTAAATCTGCCTCAATCTTTACTACTAGTTTATCTAATTCTGTTGCCATATATTAATAATCAGGATATCTTTCCTTTAATTTTTCTAGTTCTGACCTAGTCATTGGTTCAGATTTCTTACCTGTATTATATTCTTTAAAACCATTTATGGCTATAGTGATTTCTTTTATTGACATATTCCATACCTCTGAGGGTGGTAAGTGCATCATTCCAATCAGAATTTCTAGCCACCTATCAACAGGTAAGTATTCATCTGTGGCTAATTTTTTTTTTCTGATGAGGATTCTTCAGAAGATTCAGAGGCGTTTAAACCAAGAGCAATTAATTCTCCTGTTATTTTTATACCCTCAATAATACCTATTTGATCTACAATGCGTTTAATATCATTATCTTTTACATCATTACCACCTGCTCTTATTGCAAGGGTTAATATGCTGATACATTCAGTTAAAGTTAAATCACCACCTGCTAATCTATTACCTAATTTAAGAAGAGCAGAACCTAATGCGTTCTCAATTCTTATCATAGTGTCCAATGACATACGAGCTTTATAGCTTACATCATTTGGAAAGTTTAGTAGTTTTTCTGCTTTGATTGGATTTATGCTCATTTACCTTTACCTCAATTTTAATTGTTTCATCTCTATCACCCACATTATCTAAAGATAATACAGGTGATGTCTTTCCATCAATAGTTACTTCAAGAGTGTTTTCATATCCTTTAAAAAAAGGAATTTCAATTTCATTGCCATTGACAAGGCAAGTATGTTCCTTTTCATTAATAGATACTTTCTTTTCAATCCACATATTAGACTGTCGCTATTGTTACTGCACCAGCAGATTCAAAGCTCATAGAATATTGAACTGCATCATTATAAGTACCACTGTATTCAATAGCTGTTACTTGGAACGCACCAGTAAATGTATTGTAATCAGGTACTAAGAATTGAAAATTACTAAATGTTGATGCTGAAAATGCTGTCAAAACAGATTGCTCAGACGCCCCATCTGTAAATACTCCACTTCCTGAAATAGAAAATGATTTAATTCCTGCGTTTGCTAGAAGAGTTCTCACTCTTGCTGAATCTTTATTTGTTACATCAATAGTTTCAGAATTGATAGATATACTTGTATCTCTTAGACCTGCTACAGTTGTAAAAGTTTCAGGTGAACCAGCGTTACCAATTTTGACTAATAATGCACTACCTTTTTGTACTGCCATTTATATTACCTCTTAAATTAACTATCAAATATAGTAAAATCTACATTCACTATACCATGTCTTGTTATCCCATCAACCTCTGTTAATGTGACTGCGTTTACAACATAGCTCATAACACTATCCGAATCGCTTACGCCTATTGTAGCATTATTTAGTAGGTTGTAAATTCTTTCCATTATTTCCTTGATCTCTTTCTGTCCACGATATTGTGACCATACATCAATATCAACATTGTAAACATTACCATCAAGGGTTTTTGTGCCAACATCTCTCATTGTTTCAAGACCAATAATTACATATGGATATGCTGTGTCTTGAGGCGCTATGCTGTCAAATATTTTATTATTACCTATTAGACCATCTAAGGTGCTATCTCCTGATAACAGAGAATATATAGCTGATTGTAGATCGAATGAATGATATCCCATTATCTAACCTTTGCTGGTGCAACCTTAATTGGTTTAAATTGTTTATCTATAGAAACTTGTTTAGCAATTTTATTAGCAAATACTCTTGCTTTAAGGTATGCAATAGACTCATCTCCCATAAATGGTCTATCTAAAACAAGTTCTAGTCTTGCTGAATAGTCCATATTAGAGATAACTGTGGCACTAGGTTTATTACTTGCTGTTGCAAGTTTAGTCGTAATAGAGTTAATTAATCTACCAGTATCAATAGCTGGTGGATTACCTTGTGAAGATGCAACATGAGTTTTCTTGCCTCTTGGGTATTCTCTACCATCTTTAGGTGTTTGTTGCATACTTCTCATAATATCGTTTCTAAAATTAGTTGCTACTCTGTTTACATGCCTTGAGGCATTTAACTGATAAAGTTTTTCAGCTTTTATTACATTTTTCTCTATGTTAGAAAACATAGAAACTTTTATACCTTGTTTAGCCATTATGTAGCTACTCCCTCAGTTGCTATTATTTCTTGATATCTCTCTTTGCCCTCATCAACAATTTGTATGCTGGTGATATCAAACGCCTTAGACCTATAATATAACCTATATTTAGGTGTTAGTGCTGAATAGTACCTGATTGTGAACTTAAATCCTTGTGTTGCCCTTAATTGATCTCCAAATAGACCCTCTGAGCCTGATAATGGCTCTACTTTAGACCATACTGTTGCTTGTGTTGAATAGGTTGATGATTGACCACCACCTGCATCTGTAGACCCACCGAGAGTTTGCAAAGCGACTCTATTTCTAAACTCGCCTAAATACATTATCTCATTCCACCATAATGTGAAGTGCCTCTGTATGGATTAGTGGATAATTGTCTTACTACAAAAGGTTGTAGCAATGCTGTTGCTGAATAAGGAGCTTTGATTGCTTTATCATCATCTCCTCTTCTTTCAAATAAATAACTTCCATATATTAAACACGCTTGTTTTATTTGCATAGGAACAGCAGTGTTATCTCCATAACCAGCAGTATATTTAATTTCAATACCATTCACTGGTCTTAATCCAGTTGGATAAGATACTCCAGTCTGTAAAGTAAATTTACTAGGTTGACTGGCATTATCTAGTCGATAATTAGAAGTAGCCCATGTTGTTGCGCTATCATCATCAGCATAATATTTAACATGATTAATTGCTGATACTGGTGATTTAGGCAATATAATGTTTCTTCTTGAAAAGTCTTGATCTATTCCTAAATAAGAACCCTCTTGCACTCTTACATCAACATCATAAACAGTATCTATAAAAAGTTCATAAACAGTCGTGCATAAAGTTCTATTAGTATATTCTTTAGCCCAAGAATCTACTGCCTGTTTTATAATATTTAAAACAGTATCATCATCACTAGAATCTACTTTTAGATATGCTTTCAATTCAGTTAAAGTAATTGCTGAATCTGTTTGAGCTGTATTTACTTTAAGTCCTGCCATAATTTACCTCTGTTCGCTGGTAACTTTCATCAAAATGCTGTTCCTAATACTTTGTTAGTTGCAACCATAGGCATTTTTCCAAAAGCAATATAGACATAGTGATTCCCCTCACCATTACTTTTGCCATCAGTTGTAGCAGTTGCAAAACCATTACTATAAAATTGAATAGTGTCTTGTGCCTGTTCCTGTGTGTCGACGTCCATTTGCAGATTTTTTTCAATGTTGTTTCCATGATTTGCACCACTTGAACTTGATGCACTTCCATCTTTATTAGTAAACATTGAGATTTGACTTTTATATGACCACGATTCTCCACTAGAATCATATCTATGTATTATAATTGCTTGTGGTTGAAATCCTGTAAAAACAAAAGTGCCATGTGATTTGCCATTACCTTGATATGTGCCACTTCTCATAAAACCATTTCTGTTAGAAAAACAATATGCTATAAAACTTTTACTGGTTTTATTTGTACCATCATCATTACCTACTGAAAACACACTAGATGTTGGTTTAGTGTCATTCCAAAATGCAGAAGAAGTTTGTTGTTGAGCTGTATCCCACAAGTCTACTTGATTATCCTCACTCATAGTATTTGATTGACCTGAACGATTACCACCATGCCAATATGACCTCCAATGCTGTGTATCTGTTCTATTTTTAACCCATATACAATCAGGTGCAGTTGAAAGCCCATGACCAATCGTACCAGCACTTCCTGTTCCAGTCCATTCTACTATTGAGATACCACCAGTATCATTTGCTTGGACTGTGCTTGTAATACTGCCATCTGAATTACTTGAAGTTGAGGCATTGCCACCTTTTAAAAATGTACCTATATAACCAGTAGCACTTCCATTAACTGTTTGACTACTTGTCAATGTAAGACCATTACTATCTCTTGATGTTACAATGGTTGTAGTTGCCTGTGGGTCATTTTCTGATGCACCATAAACTAAATTTTTACCTATACCCATAGTTGAGTTTTGTGAAAACCATTGACTGTTTCCATCTCTTGCTTTGAGCCACCATATATCAGGACTAAAAGATAATCCTGTTATTGCTTGACTACTTCCATTACCTACATAAACTTTATCTTCAAAATGATCTGTATTTTTTGCTATTGTTGAAAAGACTGCCATCATTAACCTCCACTTGATTGAATGTTATCGCTACATAAAGCTAAGAAACCACTAGGCGGAGAAAATTCAAAGATTCCTTTACCATTACCATCTGCATTTGCTGATGCTACTGCTGTAGTTCCAAAAAACCCATGTCCAAAATTTATATCTATTGTTCGATTTGTTGAATCTGAGTTTCTTCCACCGACATAAAAACTATATAATTCATTATCATTATTTGTTAATGTTTTGCCACTATCATTTGCTCCTGTCGCTGGATTACCGACATTTGAAGTGCTAGGTGCATTAAACCAAGTTCCATTTCTACCTGTCCATACTTTGCCTGTTGCAGAATCAAAAGCGAACATAATAATATCGCCATCACTTATTCCTGTACCATAGCTAGTTGTAGTGTTTCCCATTTGTATTAAAGATGATGAACCAGCTAAGAAACTCAATGCTCCATTACCACCAACAGTTGCAGTCTGTAGAGCCAAGTCTGCATTAAATTGTTCTATTCTTTTTCCTGATGTTGCATCTGTAAGATAAACGCCTAATGTAGAACTGTTATTATTTTTTTCAATCTTAGCCTCCCAATACCATTTACCACCAGCAAAACACATATCTATTGGTGCTACTCTTGTTACACCTGTTGTCATTAATGAACTATGTCCAGCATTGGTATTATATGTAGAACCATCATAATCAGCATGAGTACCTCTTGGGTTTAATGCTGGAAACTTGTTTGTTGCTGTGCTATTGCTTTGTTTTAGATTACCATTGACTGTAAAATTATTTGAACCTTTGCTATCAGTACCTAATGCTCCTGAGTTTTGAAATTTGAGCATAGCTCCATTTGTACCTGCAGTAAAAGTTGGACTAAGTATGGGTTTCCATATTCCAGTCGTGCTATCTGTTTCACCGAATGTTGATGGTGCATAAGATTGTCCATCAGCTATACAAACTAATCCCATTTCTCCCTCGAAAAATTGAGGACTTGAAGATGATGCTCTTGCACCTATCAATGTTGAGTGTCCACTATCAAACAATCCTAAATCAGTATTTTGGTTTGGAGTAGTGTGGTTAGTTAAGGCAGTAACTTGACTTCCATTAACATAAAACCTAACTCTATCTGATGCAGTTGCTTGTGTTGTATCGACTCTTAATACTAAATGATAAAATGCACTAGTATCTACAAACTTAGGTATTGATACTATATTTGCAACAATGCTAGAAGATTGTAATGATAAAAATTTTAATGTGCCATCTGCTTCAATCGAAAAATGACAATAGTTTGCTCCATCATCATCTACATTACTGGAAATAATATGCCTTGCATTTGATACCAACATAGATTGTCTAACCCATGCTGATACTGTAAAGGTTTTTTGGTTTCCAGTTGATGATGTTGCTTTTGATAAATATGAAGTTGCCATAATATTCTCTAATTAAATTGTCCTGTGTTTTGCATACCAACCTCGATTGTTATACTGAAACTTCTGTCTGCTGTTTGACTCTCTGCATCTGTGGCACGAGCTGTAAAGGTATAGGTTGTAGTTGCACTCGCCCCACTTTCTGTACCTGTAATCGCACCTGTTGATGTATTTAAAGATAAACCACCAGCTAATGAGCCACTAACGATTGAGTATGCAATAGTTGAATCTCCTGATGCAGATATTGTTGCTGATACACTTCCACCAGCAGAAAAAGTACCAAGTGTTCCTGATGCAGTATTCCATGTGGGAGCATCTGAAACTGTGAGCAATGCTGAACTTGATCTAACAGCTAATCCATCATTGTTTTCTATTCTTAAAAAATATGTGCCATCAGTTGTTAGAGTGAAGTTTGCAACAAGAGTTGTCGCATTAGTAAATGTTACTGAATTAGCAGAAGTAATAGCACCTGTTGATGAGATTGCCTCTACCTGTGGAACACTTACGAACTGGCTACCTGTTATCGTTATATTTGTTGCACTGTTAGTAATCGTACTTGGAGAAATTGAACTTACTGTTGGATTTGTGTTTGTTGATTGGTCTACGAAACTTAAAGTTCCACTTCCATTTGTTTTTAATACTTGACCAGCCGAGCCATCAGCACTTGGTAGAACCCAAATTTGATCTCCAGTTAATGCTGGTGACTCAAATCCTACATAATTAGCACCCTCATAAAGTCTTAATTCGTTATTAGAACCACCAATAGATAGATTGCCTGATGTAGTTATAGCACCACCATCTGCAATACTAAGAGCATCATCACCATCTGTGAACTCGATTAATGCTGTTCTGATAGAATCAGCTTTGAAATATTCAACAGTATCATTAGATTGATCTAGCGCCATAATTAAAATATTGGCATCATTATCTTCATTTCTTATATAAAGAAGATTGTTTGCAGAGTCGTACCACAGTTGATTCGCATAAGTAGTTGAGGGTGCTGATGTTCCACTTGATGTACTTGCTAATGCTTTGAGTGCAAGATTCAAATCAGACCTCGTGTTAGGAAATGTCTGATTGGCTATATCATAATCGTGTTGACTCATCTATCTATAAACTCCATAAGTTGTTTCATTCTCTCATATTGATTAACTGCTTTCAAGATATCCATAACCTTTAGCTTGATAGTCAAAAGTTCTATCTACAACATTACCAGTTCCACTTCCTTGATAAAAAGTTATCGTAAATCCTGATGCTGATTTATTGCTAATTACATAATGCTCATTCTGATCTAAGTTACTAACTGTTATACCCAGTGCTTGTACTGACTTAAATGCTGGAGAATAAGTAATTGCTTTCCCACTACTACTTGTTCCACTGGCTATATCTCCCTCTCCATAAACTCTATCAGGCATGTCTACTGTTGCAGATAAAGTATGGATAGCTGGTGCAGAGGTAACATTTGTAGTTGTTAATTTTGCTCTTAGTTTTATATATCTAGCCTTATAATCTCCTAAAACATAATTTCTATAATCAGTATAAGAAGAATTGTCATTGCTAGTTGATATTAACATTTGAACATTTACATCATCAAATTCTGTATAAGAACCATCAAAAAGACCCTCTCTCGCATCAAAATTACCACCAAAACTATCAAATAAACTTGTTGGGTCAAATCTATTGAACCCTAAATTTACTGTTACTCTTGAGGTATAAATGCCACCTGTATCTATTATTGGGAAATCATAAGTACCCTCTACATTGTCTGCTGTACTACCACCATCATCAAAGTTGCCTGACTGAGCATCAAAGTTACCACTAGCATCATCAAATAACTCTCCTGTTAAGAGTTGTAGATAATTAACACCCTCTCTTGTAAACACCTCTACATCTGATTTAGTACCTGCACTAAAATTAGGAGATTGAGTAGAGGTTTGCACAACATTAAAGTTATAATCAATTTGATTCAAAATAACTGCTGACTTTGTAGAATTTAAACTTGATATGCCTAGTACATCTACTGCTTTTATCATATATGTTCCAGTTTTTGCTGGTAATGATACAGTAGAGGCAGGTTTAGATACCTTTTGAGCTAATATCTGACCCTCTTCAAAAGTAGCACTTGTTGTATCTGATGTATGTCTAACAACATAATGACTTAAATCCAAGTCTGATACTGGTGTCCAAGACAACTCTGCTTGACCATTAATAATGTTAACTGAAAAATCACTCACATCACTTGGTGGAGCAGTCTTACCAATTACAGTATGTTGAACTGTTGTATATGAAGAATAAACATTAAAAGCATTTACTGATCTTGCTCTAATATTGTAAATAGCACCATCTTGAGCATTAACTAGTTCAAATATATTTCCACGAGATTTTCCTAAATTAATAAATTGACCACTAGCATCATTAGTATTTTGTGCCTCTACTTCAAATTCATTGGTTGTACCTTGATTAGATGAACAAGTAACAATAAGAACAGCTAAAGGTGTTTCTGCATAGGCTCTTAATTCATCTGTTGCGGTTATGCTAGGTGGAGAAACATCTGTTGCTCTTGGCAGGGTTGTATTATCTAATGAAAAGTCTTTTTCTTCTGCGTTCCAAGTATATACTGATGATGCTGTTTCTTTTAAAGATAAATTAATACCAACATCTTGTGGACTCATAACGAAAGACCAGTCTGATACTTCAAAAACTTTATTAGTAAATCCAAGTCTAGTATTGGTAATATTAACTGTATCACCAACTTGTAAACTAAAACCTTTCATATTTACTTTACAAGTAAGTTGTATTTGTTGCCTGTTTTTGAAAAGAACTATCTTGCCTAGTCTTTGAGCCATAGCACTGGACTTTGTAAAAGGTAAATCTATATCTGCATAAATAGTTTCTCCATCATCTTCTACTAAACTAGAACTTGTAACCATAGGATAATCTGTGGGTTGCCAACTGGTTTCATTAGATGTAAACAATCCCTTAACAGTGTTGAAAGTATCTTTTCTCGATTGTTTAGTAGCTAAATTCATTGTGCCTATCATTTCATCTTCAGTTAGGGTGATACTAGGAGATACATACTGACCACCTTTTATAATAAATTTCCCATTAGAATACGATAATGCACCTACAAAAGAAGTTAAAATATTATCAAGTATTTCCATAGGAGCTATGTCTGAATAAACTATGCCATGACATTCATATCTTTTCTCAGTTCCACCACCTGACAAGGTAACATTCTCATCACAAACATTAGCTAAAGTAGTAAAAGAAGTAGTATCTATATTAGAGGTATCAACGCCTAGACCAATTCTTGTATCAGTAAAATAATCATAAAGACATAATGCTGGATTTGCAGAAAATGCAGTTGAGCCAGTTCTAAAGTCTAATACTTTTTTACCTTTTATTTCAGCACTAATGTTAGGTAATCCATTTGGGAATACATCAGGGTCATATGCAATTCTACAATAAATGTATGCTATACCTTGTAATCTATGAGAAGTTGTCCATTTTGAAGTTTCAGCTACTAAGTCTGCATCTGCTAACTGAGTATCTGCGCCATTATGTAGTTTAAATCTAACAGTCTTTCTGCCATCTTCATATATTGAATCTGAAGAATATGTGCTTGGTGATGTAACATTATATCTAGCGATTCCATTAGAATCATTGCCACTAGAAGATATTGTCAACTCTTCATCATTAAAATATAACTTGGTAAACTCTTCTATCTCGTGACCAGCTACCTGAACTACCATGTGCAAATATTTATTGTTATCTGAAACTTCCATAAACAATAAACCACCTGATTTTTTAGTAGTTCCATAAACCATATCTCTTGCCATGATAGGTTGCCTTATCATTAATGATCTGTTAGATGTTTGTGCTTGATATGACCTTTGTTGTAGAGATGAATTTCTTGCTCTAGGTTGCACTGATAATGCAGACCCAATAACAACAGTAGCTAAAATAATAGCTCCTGCCTTTAAACCTGCCATAGTAAAGGCAAGTTGCGGTGAAAAAGTAGCAACAACTATCATTGTTATTACACTAATTAAACTATTTACACTACTTCCCATTACCTATATTCCTGTCTGTTGTATTTTTTATGTATACTGTTCACTTTATAATTATCACTAACTTTTAACCAAGATACAGAATCAAGTTGTAATTCTTTACCAAAATATCTCTTAGCCCAATCATAAACCATATTAAAATAACTATCATCTGATACAGAGTCTATTATCCAGCATCTATCTCCTGAGTTCCAAAAATGATTTAATATTTGACCATAATTTTCAAAGTGATCTTCATGCTCTTTGCTTAAAAAAATCCAGTTAGTAAATGCAACTATCTTATTATCTTTCCTGTGTATCTTATATTGTTTGTATTCAAAAGACTTGGTAAGGTGATTCCTTAGTAACTTTTTCTTTAGATGTTTGTATTTATCAAAACTTTGATAAAAATTTACGACTTCTTCTATTTCTGTTGTCATAACTTATGTTGTTTTAGCTGGTATCTCTACACCTGCACCCCATGCAACGCTTTTATCTTGTAATGATGTTACAAACTCACAACCTTTATCATTTGGGAATAGTTCTTGTTGATCTTGATCTGTAAATCTTCTATCAGTAGGTCTTTCTAGTGTAATTAATTTATTTTCAATAGAAAACTTTAATGTAGAATTTTGACCATCTTCATTTAACACCATTGTATCTATAAAACCCTCAAATATCTTATATGGAGTATCAACAATCGCATCTGCGTTACTTGTGGTGGTTAGAACTCCAAAATAAACTTCAACTACCATTCCAGCAGTATCTTCTGTTAAACCAGCAGATAGTATTGATGAATCTATACTGTTTAGAGATATATTCATTCCTACTGCTCTTGTATCTGAAGATTCACTGATAGCAGAAATATCTAGTATATGACCTGATGCTAGGTAAGTATTACCACCAATAACTAGGTCATTATAAGTGGTATTCAGTAGTAATGTTCCACTGGAAAAATACATCTTAATAGCATAGAAAGGTCTTATTTCTGAACTATTTAGCTGTGAAAGGAAAGTTGAACCAATGGAACGAGCCATAATTTATTTCTTCTTAGAAGTTTTCTTTTTGGTTGTTTTTGTAGCTTTCTTTTCTTTTACAACTACTTTTTTAGATTCAGGTTCAGAAACTTTTACTTCAATAGCAAAGTTAGCATCAAGAAATGACTGAGCCATACTTTTCTGCCAATCTTCTTTACAGTTAACAATTTCATCAACCTTGTATTCTTTGGTTGCATTTCCACTTGCATTAATACTACCAAAAACATTTTGTGTTATTTTTATTTGCATAATTACCTCTATTAAAATTTGATTACTAAGTGAGAGGCTAGGGAAACGAGCTACCAAATATAAGGTAAACCTAACCTCTCACCAATGCAACCTAAGTTGCTATTTAAGCATCTGTTGAGTCAACAGGATTACCAAGTATACCTTGAACACTTATTGGCGTTCCATTACTGTGAGTACCTGTAGCATCAATTTTCACTCTGACATATCTTGACCCACCGATATAACCTATTGCTGATGTTTGAGGAGTTTCTCCATTCGCATCTAAAGTTAGGAATATACCATTAGAATCAACACTGCCCTCAGTGACACTTGTGCTTGAAGTCACAGCAGTAAAAGTAGAATCATCAGTAGACTCTTGAAGAATGAAATCAAACTTCACTGACCCTGATAATGTATCTCCCTCGATACCACTATTAACAACAAACATAACAGATTCAAAACCTTGTCTGTCTACTGTAGTTCCATTAGCATCTGCTGTAAAAACCTTAGCATCTTGACAAGTCACTGCTTTAGTATTATTTGAAATATCTCTCATATTATCTCCTATGCACTAACATTCTGTAGTCTAATTGCCTCAGCGTTTACCACAGCACCGCCAACTCTTCTACGAGCTAGATATCTAGTGTTGCCAACATTAGCCTGAGAATAAGGGTCACGCATGATTGACATGCTAACTCTATCCACTAATGTGTATGCTCTAGCGAAATCGCCAAACGCAATAGGTTTTGCACCTGCTCCAACATCAGGCATATCTTTTGCTAATACATAAGTATACCCAGCTATTGTAGATGGTGCGCCTGAAACTAAGTTTAATCCAACATGGAAAACTTTTTGTCCAGCAGTATCTTCTAATTGTAGAACTTTAGCAAAAGTGCCTCTGTTCATAACAAATTTAGAGTTTTTCAAATAGTCTGATTTGATCGCATAGATCAAGTCATAAAGACCATTAGCTGTAAGTGCAGTACCAGCACCAGTGTTAGTTGCACCAACACCTTGTGAGCTATCAGTAATTCCATAAGGTTTACCAATACCATCACCTGATACTATTGCTGTTCCCTCTGCAACTGCAAATTGTTCAGCAAACTCAGTAGCCATTTCTGATTCCATGTTAAATGCAGAATCTTCTAGCATTGCTTGAGAAATATCAACCAAAGCATAGACTTCATGAGCATCAATAGATAGCAAACCAGTGGTATATCCAGTTGTTTCACTTCTAGTTGCAGTCTCAGCGACCCAAGATGCAGAGAATTGACCAGTTCTTTTAGGAACTTCAATGCCTCTTTTATCTGTACTTCTAACTTTAACGATTGAACGCATTGGAGAAAATTCTGTAACAGACTTAATAAGCTCATTAACATACTCAGTTGGCGCATAGTAGCCACCAAGAGTATCATCAGATTCATACAATGCTTTTTGTTCTAACTCAGGTTTGTTGCCAGTTCTTAAATACTCGCCAAACGCTTTCATTTGAACATCAACTTCTTTAGCAGATTTGCCTAATTCAGGTCTTGCTAAAGTAGTTTCTAATTTTTCTAGTTTTGCAGTAGCATCTTCAAGTGCTTTCTTTTGTAACTCAATATCTTGCTTTTGCTCAACTGCACCAGCAACATCATCAGCTAACTTGTCCACTTTTTCTTGAAGTAATGGGTCTGCAACGCCATTTTTCTTGATCTCATCAATGTTCTTTTGGTTTTCACCTTTGAAATCTTCAAAGGATTTACCTAGAGCATTAATCACATCTTTTATTTCTTCAGACATAAAATACCTCTTATGTTTTAATAATATTAATTAAATGCTCAACGCTATCCACAACATCACGCTGATCTTCAATCCCATGATTAAAAGATTTGTATAGTATATTTGCACTTTGTTTAGCAAGAGCCATAGACATTCCACCTGCATCACGCAAGTAGTGTTCTATTTCTCTAACATTCATTTGAGCTAGTTTGACCTTAGTCACTTTAGCCTTTGGATTCATTGGAAATGTTACCAATGATATTTCCATTAAGTCGACTGACTTAATAATTCTTCTTTTCTCTTTAGGGTCATATTTATAGCCATCAGGTTTCAACCTGTAGCCTATTGACATAGAATCTAATGCGCCCATTTTCATGAGTTCAAAGACTTCCTTGCCTTTCTGAGTACCCATTGCTAGTCTACCTTTGATCTTCAATCCTTTGCTATCTTCTTCTAAGGAGTCAATAACTCCAATAGGTTCATCTGATTTATGTTGGTAGAGTAGTTTAACTCCTTTAGGTGATCTCTCTGATATAGATTCTAAAAATGCTCCTCTTCTAATAACATCATTACCTAAGTCTTTGTTATTAAATACTGATGCGTAACCCTCAAACGAGCCATCATCATCTTGATCTATTTCCTTGAATTCACAAGGCATATCTAAGTTGTCAAATTCATTATCAATATATTCAGTTTCCATAATCACCTGTCAAGTAAAATTTAATTCATTTTAACCTGAAACTAGGTGTTTATACAATACCAATAAAAAAAAAGAGCCATATTGCTATGACTCTTTCTTGTTATTATAAAGTTTTAGAATTACCTAATTCTATCATATGTATCTAATTCATCAGAATTACCTACACATTCTATCCATTCGTTTTTATCTGCTTTAGCACTTACGAACTCGTTGAAATAAGTATCTCTTGCAACTTCTACTGCTTTTTCTTTTGCCTCTTTTTTGTTGTGTGCATTGACTTC